AAATATTTACCAATATAAGGTTCAGCAACTTGAACCATATTCAATCTTTCATTTAATAACTCTGCATCCTTAAGTTCTGCAAAGTGATTATCGTATAAGAAATCATATTGAATATGCTCATCCATCACCTGCCAATCTTCTGGCGTGATGATATTTTTAAGAATCAGTTGAGTTCTCAACATATCACTAAACATATATGAGAATCTCTTTCTCAATCTCGAAACAAACTTACTGAACTTAACTTCGTCTCGTAGAATTTCTGAAGATCTTCCAAGATTAAATCCACCTTCTCCATCCATTCTTGATGATGGGACATTTAGAGAACTATAAAGTTTTTTCTTAAAGTATTCAATATCTGTAATTTCTCCAAGGTTTTGTCCGCCAGGAAGAGTTGTAATTTCAGTTCCTCTGCCACCCTCACGACGAGGTAACCAAAAATCCTCAAGCATCGACATAAACTTTTTATCATCACGAACCTCACCAGTATTTGCATCATATACAAGTTTGTTGCGATAACGCATCATTACGTCACGAAGATATTGCTCTGCCTTTACTTTTGGAAGATTACCAACATCAATGTAGAAGATACGACGTTCTGGTGCTCGTGATAATCTATAAATCACCAAAGAGTCTTCAATCATACGAAGTTGATTGAGAGACTTAATTGCTTTGTGTAGATATGAAAGCGTTGATCCTTTATTTCTATCTACAAGTCCAGAAGTACAATAAGTGACAGAATCCTTTGTCATACGAATTCCAGCATTTGATCCACCCATAGATCCAGGAGCTGGAGTTCCTGTGGGATAGGTCATTTTTGGTTCATAAACGAAATATTCTTCAATCTCAGGAAACTCATAATCCATCGGATTATCAACCATTCGATTTGAAACTCTGTACTTATCTCCTTCCTTTTTCTTTGCTTGGCGAACATAACGCATTTTCATTGCGTCAATGTATCTTAGTTCCTGTATTCCTGCTTCTGGATTTTTAAAGTCAATTACTTTATGGTAGTAAAGTCTACCATCAACGTACCAGTTCCTATAAATTTCGTGAGATTTTTTATCAAAATCTAAAAGTTCTAAAATATACTTAAATTCTTGTCTAATTTTCTTTTTGATACCATCACTTGCGTTCAAATTATCCAAATCAATTTGAACTGGACTATCATTTGTATCTGATACGATTGCTTCATTTACAATATCTTCAATAGCACTATCACACTCTGGGTGAAGTGCCATTTCACGATATCTCTTAATTAAGTCAAATTCAGTTCTATAAACACCTTCAATATCTACATACGAACCAAAGAATCCACTACTTAAATAATGATCAACCCCGTCCTCCTTGTTGGGAGGAACGGGGGAAACAACACTAGGTGATAATGGCTCATTATCTTCAATTGAAAAACCAAAAAGTTTCGCCATAATTTATTTTTTAACTTAGTTCTTTAGTCTATTTATTACGCTTCTTCAGTTGAAGGTGTCCAGTACTGAACTTGGAATTCTACTGTGAATTCCTCAATAGTATCGCTACTATCATAGGAAAGGTCAATTGCAGCAATGTTAGTGGGGAAAATATCAAAGAATTTATATGTAGCAGCAGTTTCAAGACCATTTCCAACGGCCGTATTTTTACCTACTGCGCTAGTTCCTCTTCTAAATTGCTTTACAAAAGCATCACACATATAATCTGATGGATTGGTAAAACCACTACCATCAGCATATTGTCCTATTGATTGCATCCAAGCTTCCATAGCATCTCTGATAAGAAAGTCTTGATCATTAATTACAGTAATAGTCCAAGGATCAAATGTACGATCCCCTGCAACTTTAAAGGTTCTTCCTCTAAAAGGAACGTCAACTGATGCAATATTTGATGCAGGAAGGGCGGCCGCCTTACATAAAATGGGGAAGTTTTCGGTTAAATTTATTCCAGATGGTGGAGCTGGAATTGTTACTTCAAATAGATTGGGACGAGCACCACCACCAATGAGTGCTGATTTAAAGTCCTGAATAGAGTGTGGCATTTTTTTAAGTCCTCCTTGGTGTTTTTAAATTAAATCAAACAGTACCAGCAACTTCATCAAAACTTACTCCAGTTCTTGTAGCAACAAAAGTAAGTGTGACATAATTAATAGACTTAGCAGGTTTCAGGTAAATGTCAGCTCTAAATTCATTATTATCAATAACATCTGGTGTATTATTTGATGCATCACAAACAACTAAGAATCCATAAAGACCACGCTTTGCTTGAACATCGCGAAGGTAAGGTTCAACAATGTTTCTAAAGTTCGCTCTCGTAATCTCATCATTAAGTTCAAAGAGTTGTGCCTGAGCACTTCTTTCTAGTGCCTGTTCAATTGTAAGGAACAGACGGCGAACATTGATTCTATCAAATGCGGATGCATACCCAAGAGCAGTTTTATCACCAAAGAGAAGAATTCCAACACCAGGTTGATTAACAATTGAGTTAATTCTTAATGGATAAAGTTGATCTCTCTGTGCCTTACTTGGATTGTATGCAAGTTTAATCGCATTATTTAAAATACCTCTCTGCTGTCCTGCAGGAGAGAACCAAGGATATGCAACAATATTTGTTCTAACCATTAAACCGGCAACATCAGCGTTGCAGGGAATATAGCGGAACTTATTGTTAAATCTATCGTATGTGTACTTATATCCAGAATCAAAAACTGCATAAGATGAAGAGGAAAGTGGAGAGAAGAACTCCAATATATTATCAGTTTGGGTATCAGTATTTGTAATATCTACAACATCTGCACGATGAGGTGAGATTACTGCAATACAATCCTTTCTTCCATTGGCAATTGAAATGAGATGATTTGCTTTTGCCTGAGAATCAAGTTTATTTCCTAATCCTGGGCCCATAATTAAATAATCTACTTGAATTTCATCTCTATTTGAGAATAAATTGTAGGAAGTAAAGAGATCTCCAAGAGTTGCTGTCATACCACCAGTTGAACCATTATAATCTTTTCCACCAGTTAGATTATAAGTTACATTTCCAAGAGCACTGTAAACTTTGTCTTGTGCGTCTTTGTTCCAAAGACCTTCTGTAGTTGTATAATCAGTAAATGCTGAAGAGAATCCAGTTGCAACAACTGGTTCGTTTGCATTTGCTTGATCTGAAGGATTGTCTCCAACATAAACATAATTTGAATATGTTGCAAGATAGTTCTTCCACCAGATTTTTTGTGGGGAATTAACCGCAGAAACTGCATCAGTTGCTTTAGATAGTCCAATATGCTTTTCAAGAAGATTTCCTTGAATTCCAGTAACTGTTCCAGTATCATCAACAATAACTACGTGAATTTCATCACTCTTACCATTTCTATTAGCGGCATATTGTGAAGTGCCTGGTTTTGGTGCAATTGAATTCCAATAAATTGAAGTATTTGATAAGTTAAGAGTCTGCTGATCATACCAATCAAGAATTGGATTAGATCCAGTATTAATTGTACAACTATCTACTAAAGCACCGGTGTCGTCAATTATTCTTACAGTAATACTTCCACCACTTGTTGATGGTGTAAATGATGCTAAACGAGACTTTTGTGCATAAGTTACTTTAGTCTCTGTTCCATCGGTAGAAACGATAGAATTAATTTTAACATCAAGAGTGCTTGCTCCAATGCCAGTTACAATTCCCTTTAAATATCCATTAAATGAGGAAGTTGTACCAATACCAGCAGATGCAACATTAGTAAGTGTAGTAGTTACTCCCATACCAATTGAGGCATTTGCAGTAACTGCAGCACCAACATTTAAGATTTGGTCTGCTTTATCATCAATTACACAAACTTTTAAGTTATTTGCCCAGGAACCTGGATTTTTTGCTGCGAAAATATAATTAGCAATATCATCTGCGTGGTTTGCCTCATAGTCATCAAAATTCTTGATCTTGAGTGAGGGATCTCCTGCAGTAGAAACTCCTGCAGAATTTCGAATAGCATTTGCAGATCTTAGGTTGGTGCCATCTACTCTAGCTACTTTAAGAACACCACCATATGAAAGAAATGATGATGCACTCATCCAATACTCATATTGTGAATCTGATGAGATTGGTTTTCCAAAAACCGTAAGTAATTCGTTCTCTGTAGTAATATCAATTGGTTCTTCAACTGGACCAATTGCAAAAGGACCAGCAATTGCTCCAATGTTATCTAAAACATTATCAGCTCTTCCTACTGTTAAATCAACCTCTCTGACGAGTACGCCTGGAGATAATTGAGGAGTCGCCATTTTTTTCTCCGTAAATCTCAGTTTAACTAGAAATTATTTATTAAAACGACACTTTACGTAGGGGAAACAAGACGTGAATATCTACCAATCAGGATATTCCCATTTGGTGATCTGTGAGTATTTTCTCTTTGATTCAATAACTCTTTTTACAGTACATTCTTTACATTCATAAGAAAATGAAGATGCTACTGGTCCTCTATCTTTGCGTGTTCTATAAAACCCATCTATTAAATTTTTTACTTCAAAACAAACTCTACACTCTCTATCAGTAAGCAATAAATGACCTAATTTAATTTGCTTATCTAAATCCATTACATATATTCCCACATATAAGCACGATCTCCATATTCATCTAAATGCCATCTATCACCATCCTGATCAACAAAACTATCTTCATCTAAACCGTCAGAAACAAATCCAAATGGAGACATATCTTGTTCAATTTGATTTCTTTGCTCCTCATATAATCTTTTTCTTACGTCTTGATCGGTAAGTTCTTTGAAGTAGTCTTGAGCCACTAACCAAGCGTAAATTACAAGACACATTGCCAAATCATCATTACATCCTTCTTCTGCTTCAAATGAATTGTGTTTTTGTATAAAGGTTGTAAGTTCACTAATAATTTCATAATCATTTAAATATAACTTATCTTCCTCAATCATTGTTTTGAGATTTAGACATCCAACTTTTTTTACTGTTTTAGACATCTTAACTCCCAATTGAGTTTTCTTTCCAGAAAATCCCTGTCCCACAATTTGACCAGCTCTTCCTCTCATAGAGCACATAAGAAGATTATTATATTCTAAGTCATATTGAAGAATTGAAGCTACTTGATCTCCAACATCATTAACCTCACATAAAATGTAAGCATCATTATAACTTTTTGCTATATCGTAAATAATACTTGGAAACAACATTGGTTTGATTTCATTATTTCGATACTTGGCAACTACCTTATGTGGGAATTGTGTGATATCTACTACAGCAAACGCAGAGTAATCGCTTCCTACGCCTCTAGCAACGTCTACAGTAATCAAATAGTCGTGTTCCTCTACAGGATCCACATAAACGTCCAAACCCGCACTACGGGTCTTGGGGTGGTCATACACGAGGGTTCTGAGTTTGCTTGGAGCGATTAAAGTGTCAACAGATCCTAAGAACTCACATTCAAACTCAACCTTAAATTGAGAGTCTGAAGTATTTGCAATTGTTTGTTTTTTCCATTCTTCATCTCGTCCAGGAACTTCGCTCCAGTGAACGTCGGTGAATATATACTCATTTTTACCTTTTTCGGCATCGTGCCACATTCGGTAAAAATGATTCATACCGTGTGGGGTAGAAACTATAATAACTTTAGTATTTTTACCTGAAGTAATTGTAGGATAAACTGAGGCAAAGAAAGAATCTGCAATATGATTTGGAACGAAAGCAAATTCATCCAAAAATAAGATATTGAATGACATACCACGAACTGCAGAAGCAGAAGTAGAAGCAGCCAAGATCTTACTTCCATTTTCCAATTCAAGAGATCCTTTGTTCCAAGATATGATACCTTGCTGCATCCACTTGGGAAGATTTTCATAAGCAGTCTGAAGTCTATCTAATAGTTCTCTTGCAGTTGCCGCTTTGTTTGCAAGAATGCCAATATTTACATTATCATTAAAGACTGCATAATGAAGAAGAAAAGATACTACAGTAGTACTTTTTCCAGTTTGCCGAGGCATTTTACAGATATTGAATCTGTGATTATGAAAATTTCTAATTAATTTTTCTTGAAAGTGATATGGTTTAAACGTCTGCAATCCGTGGTCAAGAGTTACAATTTTTACATAATTGTTTGCAAAATAAACAGGATCTTCCTGACATTTAACAAACTCAAGAATTTGTTCCTGAGTAAATTCAATAGCAGTATTTGCCTTT